AGAAAAGTATCTTCTTCAAACTCGTCGTAGTGTTCTTTTACATACTCTAAAGATTTCATAGTTATTCCTCACTTTCTGCCTTGTAGCGCTTCAATCGCCGCCTTGCGGCTGATTAGATCGCTCATTCTTCTGTCCTTTCTTTCCTGTACGGCTCTGGTAACTCACGCCATGCAATAACATGATGGTTTTTCGGGTGCATTTTGTACTCATCCGAAAAACTTTTCCAGTCAGGATCGTCATCTTCTCCATAACGGCTTGCAATTTCAACGTATCTGCATGACTTGTTAAAATCTTCTCTGCCGTCATAATCTCTTGTGACCAATACATCTTTGCCTCTTTCCGGCAACCTCTCGCTAACAGATATCCACCGCTGTTCTGGCTGTGCGGATGGCAAATCTTTTATCTGATCCCACACCTTTGCAACATTCTTGTCTCCAGTAACGCTCCATACTGCATCTGCCACATCTATCGCCGCCTGTCTGTATATTGTATCCTTATCACTCATGTAGTTCCTCCTTTCGCATGCCATCTTCCGTCTGGCATCTTCTCTACCAGACCTGCGGCCTCAAGTTGCCTGATCTGCCTTGATATGGTGGATCTCCCCTTGCCGGTTTCGTTACACATATCCGACTGACTCATGTCTCTACCGCTTAACATATCGAGCAGATTTGCCTGCGCCGGTTGTCTGTGCTCCGGACTCGCAGTAGTAGGTTCATACTCTCGTGTAGTCACCTTGTACATCATTGGGTATTTGGTGCTGATGTCGAACGTCAGCAATATCGGCTTCTGGTTACCCATAACTTTCGAGTGTCTGCGAACCACTACCTCGTTCTGTGCCAGTCTAGGGTTTCTGCGGACCTGCCACCCGGCCTCAAGGAACGCATTAAGAAACTGAGATCCCCACGAATCTTCACGGGCCGTGGAATCTGGGTCCAGATTCTTCTTGCTGTGGTGGGCGATCACGAAGGAGCACCCGTATTTATCACGCCACGTCTTCAATATCATCATCTGGTTGGCGAGATCCGCCATGTAGTTATCTACTGCCGCAGTTGTCGAATACAGCGGATCGATCATAATTACTTTAGGCTTGATAATTTCAATCTGCTTCTCCAGTTCCTCGATTACCTTCTTATTATCAAATCTCAGCATTCTGGAAGGGTGTACATATATAGGAAGGTCCGGCATTGAAGGGACCTGCCAGTTGTCTCCCTCGATCTTCGCATTCAGTCCAAGTTTCTGTTCGACTATCAGAGCCAATCTGTCCGTAAGTCCGGAGTGTGAATCTTCCTGCTGTATAATCAATGTTGGGCCTGTAGAGTTCACCTGATATGAACCCAGAAATGGTACCCCCGCAGACACCGATACCGCAAGATCCAACAATATCCACGTTTTGTAAGATTCCGGTGGAGAGATCAAAAACGTAATAGACGCGTCCGGAAGCCAGTCCTGTACTAGCCATGATACTCCATCCCCTCCATACCCCTTTACGTAATCGCACATTCGCATGACATCAAATGTGCTTTCCTTCTGCTCCTGCACAGTTTTATCATTCTCAAATTCTACCGATGTAAACTGGGTATCTGCCCCACTGTGGGATCTCTCTATTGAACGAATTGTCTGTCTGACTTCCTTTACAGGTAAGGGCGGGTCATTCCGTTCATTCCATTCAAGAAGCATAGCCTCCACAATATCGGAATTAATGCCCTTTTTAAAGAAGTACCCGGCAAGTCTTGCACAGGTATCGTTCCGACCGCCCTCAGAAACCCCACGGAGGGCCTCTGTGATCCAACCCTCGTTTTGTACCGTGGGCCTGCTCTCAATGTCAAGGAGAGCCAAAGGAAAGGCCCCGGGAATACCTCTCTGCACCCATTCGTATCTGTTACCGTTTTGGTGGATCGTCGGGGGCAGTACTATGAACCCACCATCGGCCCTAAGGTCTGCTCCTTCGAATATGCCGACCCTGTTAGATACCTTCGAAACATTCTGAGGAAAAGTATAGTATAAATGATATCCACCAGATCCAGATCGTGATATTAACTGTGTAGGATACTTCTTTAATAATGTTTCTATTGGAGTCGGACACCAATGTTCTACGTCAAGTACAACAATATTAGATATTTTACCCGTTACGACTCCGACACCCGCTCCCGAGAGACTGCGAAACCAATTTTCAACTGTATCTTTTGATGCCCTTAACTTCATATATTGGAGCCAATTTGACATATATGGTCTCTTTTCATCGGGTTTAACAGGGAGAATTGACCACCCGAGATCGACATATTCAAGTGCTTGTTCCAATACACTCATTTATATCTCCCTCCCAACTTACTAATTCATGATCTATTAATTGTTTTTCCTTATCCTTATATGGCATATTACATTTAGTTCTCCACATCTTCCTCCGGATATCTGAAAATCTCGTATGTGTGCACCTTGTATAGTGCCGCATACTTTAAGATTGCCTCCTCGGAAAGAGATCTTCCTCCACTTTCATGTCTGGAAATTGTCGGAACGCTGAACCCGGTAAGTAAACTCACCTCCTCCAATGTAAGCCGGGATCTGTCCCTAAATTCTCTAAGTCTGTTCTTCTGTGCGCTGTTGTCTTTCACTTATTATTACCTCCTTGGTTTTTCAATAATTATACACCATTGACAAATCTAGTGTCAATCAGTCTATTACCGGTGTATGTACCCAAAATCAAATGTTCCGTCTTTAATAGCTTCTATTATGTCCTTCTTTCTGACGAGTGATCTGTACAGGGACTCGTCTATGGTGTTCTCTGCAATGAGATGCAGGAATGAAACAGGCCGTGTCTGTCCGGGCCTGTAAAGTCTGGCCTTTGACTGCTCGTACATGGCGAGAGAGTGCGGCATTGAGAAGTATACTGCATGATTGGCTTTGGTCATGTCCACACCCTCTGATCCTGCCTGTATCTGTACTGCTATCACTCCACCTTCTGACTTCTTCCAATCGTCCAGTGTATTCTCTGCCCCGGACAGTTCGAAATCTTTCCTGTCGTTAGCGCGGGCGGCTCTGCGTATGGCTTCGAGATCGTGTTTGAAGATGCAGAATACTACGACATTTTCCTTAGGATCAAGATCCTGCAGGATCTCCGACAGCATATCTTCCTTGGCCGTATTAAGTTCCTGTTCCTGCTCATTATCAAACACTGATTCTTTGGTAATGCAGAAACCGGAGGTGATCTGCTGAAGTCGTACAAGCTTTACTATTACATTGTTTACTACTACATGCCCAGTACCACATTCGGCGACAAATTCTTTGTTAAGCTCCTTCATGGTCTTTAAGTCCTTGGAGGGCAACTGTACGTATTTGCTTATAGGAGGCAGAGCCTCCGGAAGTTTGAGCCTATCCGCAACATCCGACATCTTGCAGGTGTAGGCTATTGATGCGAACTTCTCATTGAGCCGCTTCTGATTCTTGAATCCAACAATGAACCTGAGTTCCGGACCTCCCATCACAGCGTATTCCTGCAGGAACCTTGCGTGATTCGTTCCAAATATAGTCGGGTCCAGAAATCTGTACTGTCCGTATACATCAAGTGGCGAATTGGCCATCGGGGTACCGGAGAGGCACATTTTCCGTTGTGTGTATTTACCGAGCAGGGCCAGATACTTAGACACCTTGGAACCTGCCGCTTTTGCCCTGTGGCTTTCATCGAGGATCACCGTGTCGAAGAAATGCTTCCGGATAAAATCTCCCATCGGGTCCCGCCATACACAGTCGTAATTCATGACTACGAACTGTTTTACCGATCCAGTTACACTGTGAAGCCACTTTTCAAGATCTTCCTTCTTGGCTTTCACTGATCCGGTAGCCTTGTCCCAACAGGCCCATCTACCCTCTGGTGCAAATTTGGTGAGATTTTCCCTCCACACCGGCACTACTGCCTTGGGGCATACCACCAATATCCTGCAGGTACTCGGTAGAGCGAATATAGTGTCTATTGCTACCCGGGTCTTTCCAGTACCCATGTCCATATTCAGCATACAAGATGGATGCGCAATTGCAAACTGCATTGCTTCCTCTTGATTTTGCCATCTTTCAGACATTTTCAAACCTCCTCTTAATTGCTTGTGCTTTTAGATATTCCCTATATTCCTTGCTAGTTTTGTGTTTGTCTACTGATTCTCTATATTTATCGTACTTTCTATCCGGACACCCCTTGCAGAGCGATCTTAATCCATTCATGTCCTGTGTAGTCATTAGCGTTGGTCTCTGTCCTACTCCCACATAACACCTCACCACTTTGAAAAATAATGGTCTCCATATTTAAAGGCTCTCTGCCCGTATGTTGACCATCCTCCCGACTGGAAGAATACAACGTCATAATTTGCTTGGTCGAAAAGTTCTTCGGCTATAATCTGAAAATTCTCTTCCGGGATCTCAAGTCTACCATCGATGTACTTCTGAAGCTGACCATTTCCAACTACGCTGAATTGGTTGGACTGGTATATCACATCCACTATAGTATTAGGGAATGTGGGATCGTTCACCCTGTTCAAAACTGTATCGGCCACAAGCCGCTTGCCGTATTCGTCTTGATTCCCTGCCTCGGCCTGCAACAATCCCGCGAACATCCTGTAGGTCGCATACGGCAGTACTACCTCGTCAGTATGTACATCCTCTTCCGGGACTAATTCTATCACTTCCCATACTACCGGATCTTCTACTGGCCTTAACTGTTCGTACCATGGCGTCTGGGATTTTGCCGCGTGAATGTGGCCCATTCCGAAGAATGAGCCAACTGCTACCGCCAACAACGTCTGAGAAATCCTGTTCACTTTTCCGCCTCCACTGTAAGCACCAAATTGTTACCTTCCTTCCACCCGAGTTCCCCGAGTGTGCTTTTCGGTACGTAAATCGAGCCGACCTTCGGAGCCGCGAGTTCGGACTCCAGAACCTCTCCGAATCTGATGGTGTTTTTGGTTGCCTTTTCCATTGTAAATACTACTCTCATGATTTCCTCCTTGTATATGTTCGGTTGCCCGTCACGACCATTGTACCATGACAAGCAACCTATTGTCAACTAGTTTGCCGATCCGATTACCTTTCGGGCGTTGAAGTTCTTGCCGTCGTTCTGACCTCTCAAGTAGGCGAGAGGGTCAAATGCCGCTTTCTTGGTCTTCACATTTTTACTGCCAAGGCCCTTCGCATAATCCTCTACTTCTTCGGATTTTACCACCACGAGGCCCCACTCCGGGTGCTGTTCCTTCTGCTCCTCGAAGGCCAGTTTCAGACCGAGAATAAATCCCTCGGCATAGGAATTAGCCACCGCTTTCGGGTCCTGTCTGGAATATCTTCTCTGCAGGTATTCTATCCTACCCTCCACAAATCTGACTGCATATCCCATGACGTATTTACAGACTTCCAGATCGTCCTCCATACCAGTGATGTACAAGACGTGTGTACGGGTGCCAGATTTCGTGCCCCACGCGGCCACGCATAGGTACTCATTGCAAATAAGGTTGCACAGGTCTGTCATCCAAACCCTTCCGGAATCCGTGGTCCACGAGATATCCTCGCACTTAAAGGTCTTAAGTTCCTGCTTCTTCATGTCCTCGAAGTCGGCCTCTGTCAGCTTGTTCTTAGCCATAAGCTCCTTGGCCTTCAGGAGCGCGGCCTTGGCCTCGTTCTCGTTCGGGGAGCTTGCCAGTGCCAACAGTTTCTGAATCTTTTCCTTAATACTTGCCATTACTTTTCCTCCTTACCCTAGGGGCGGTCCTTAGACCGCCGCTTCAATTGCATCAATTATCGGGTTCATCGCAACTTTGAATGTAGTCGATACGAACTTGCCTTCAAACCGGTCCTCGCGCTTTCCTGCCGGTTCCTTGTGGGTGATGAAATCGGTGTATGCATTCACCAGTCCCCACGCGGTTCCCCTGAAGTTCCGGTTGTCCTCCTGCTCGTGAGCGGCAATAAATGCGGCCCTCTGATCTTCGAGATTCTTCCTCTTGAATGGATTGATTGCCGTATCTTCCGGAATCGGGAACAGGTATTTCACTACTCTCTCCATCTGAGGCCCGGAAATCTTCATCGCGGCAAACCGCTCGGCCATGAGGGTAAGCTGTTCCATGTAGTCCGCTGTCATCCTGAGGGTCTCTCTTGCCTCTTCGAGCTTGGCCTCAGCATTGCGCACGTGTCTAATTGTGATGGCGTTCTGTGCGTTCTTGAAGGCGAAGTTAAACTGGTTCTGGCAGACGATCCGCAGGGGGCTGATTGCCGCTGTGATCTTGGTCTTTCCGTTGAAGCCGTTACGGAAGAGCACGTACGGGGTGAATGCGTCTCCAAGGATTGAGACCTCCGGAAGCTTACCAATAATGTACACCATGCCGCCCATCGTCTCCCCGGCCTTCTCGAAGGTAAGTTCGTCACCCATGTAATTCACGAAGTCGAACGCTTCCCGGTTCTGGATGATCTCGAACTTGTCGCTCACCACGTCGTACGGGTGATTGTCGGAAGTGCGGACCGTAACAAATCGGTTCGGGATACCTGCGGTTGCCACGCCGCTATTCTCTGCATCAAAGTATACCCGCCGCATTTCCACGGTGTAATCCAGTCCGGAGGTCTTGAGCACGGACTCCATGCTCTTGCACTCCTCAACGCTCTTGCCAAGCTTGCTCCATGTTGCTGTTCTTGCGATCGTCATTATCTTATCCTCCTTTCCGGAAGGGCCTCTTAGTTGAGGCCCAGTTCCGTTGCTACTGCCTTGCCCAGATCCGTCAGAGCCATGTACTTCGGCTTCCCCTGACGGGAGGTGTCTCTGCCAACTATCACTAGATCCTTTTCGCGGAGAGTGCTGATCATCGCTCCTACCGTCATCGGCTTGTCTGCGAATTGGCCACCGATCTCGTCTGCAAGGATGTCGCACCAGATCGCGCTCTCAAGTCCGTTCTCCCAGAAATTCGTCTTTGTCATCTCTGTCATGAACTCCACCTGCTTTGCTGTAAGGGTGATGGTGTCCGTTCCGTTGGGGCAGTACTCGAATGCCACGTCCTTGCTTCTGCGGGTCTTCTTCATCTCCTTGTCGGTTGCCTTGTGGGAGGTCTTCTTGTTGACGGCTTCCTCGGCGGCCCTGTCGCTCTCGGCCTGCTTCTGCAGTCTCTCCTCGTACTCGGCATCGGCCTTGGCCTGATCTGCGGATTCGGTGATCATTTCCTCAAATGCCTGCTCGAAAACGTATCTCGGGATTCTCATCATGATCGGGTTGCCCTTCTTGTCCATCTTGCCGGTGCTCTTGTAGAAGTAGTTGCCCTTCTCGTTGCTCTCGAAAGTTGTGCCGTTAAGTGTGAAAGTTGTCATTATTTTGTCCTCCTTATTAGGCGCTTTATTAACTTCTTTAATTGAAGGGGTGTCTTGCGGTGGTCGTTCTTTCGTGTCTTGCGTTTCACGGCTTCCCGCATTCCTTCGGTATTACTAGTGAGTCTCCCGAAGTCTTTTATTTTTAATCCCTCTCCCTCCATCTATAAAAATTATAACACAGATAATACCCTTCTGTCAAGTATTCATTTTCCATTATTTATACTCCCACTTACATCCATAGGCGGTCTTAATTATTCCCTTACAGCAATTAATTATGTTGGATCTATGTCCCCCAACGTATCTGGCCCCATCTGCGGCACATTTAAATTCCATAACTTCTCCGTCTTTTATCATAATAACCGACCTAGAAGCCCCATTTTTACCACCGTGTATTCCGGACCTCCCTCCTTGCGTCTGATTGTACCCATACTCAGGGTCATCGGATCTATACTTAATGACGAGTTCCCTTTCCTTTTTAATGGCTTCATTATAGGGTAGGTCCTCGAATAAAACTTCGTGATCGAATGATTCCCATCCGTATTTCTGAATGTCCTTGTAAAAGTCCCCCTTTACAAGTTTGTAGCCCTCTCCTCTTTTCCATCTTTTGCTGGGTCTGTTCTTTGTGATTCCGATGTAAACTTTTCCATTGATTCTGTTTGTGTGTTTGTATACGTACATATTATTCACCTCCTGTTGTAATTATATACCTCTGCATGATATCGGTCAACCGATTTATAACACAAACAATACCCATTTGTCAAGTGTTCGTGAATCAGGGAATAAAATCTCGTCATATTGCACAATCGGAAATACTTTTAAATACATTTTGATTAGGCAAATTGCTAATTGTCAATTTGGTTCTTCTACCATTCTTAACATTAGCCCCTTGCATTTTCCTTTCCTTTTAATAGCGGACTGGACTGCCTTCCTCGATACCCCAAGACTTGCGGCACACTCCGTCACCGTATACCACGTCACTCCGGACTTGACATCTACCACTCTCTTCCTCTGAATGCAGGGCGGTTCTTCCTTATTAAAAGTCTCCGACTGCGACATACATAGATGCTTGATCCTGCGATTCTTCAGCCTGTAGTAGAACACGGCATATGTGGTCTCTGGGCTAAGACACTCCCATGCCTCCTTGATCGATTTGTAAGTCCTGTCTCTAAGATCGTCATAGATTCTGTATGAATGAGTCATTTCTATACCTCCTTTGCACCATTCAATTATATCACGAGGAAGTCGCATTTGTCAAATCCTTTCTAAACGAAATGCGACTAATACAACACATACCCTCAGAGGATGTTCTTTCTAAACAAAATGCGACTCAATACAACATTGACACAACACAAAGCCAAAAAAGCCCCGTCCGGAGCGGGCTTGCGGGTTTGTTGTATAATACAACTGTTGTACAACTCGGGGGCGTTTGGTTGCATGTTGTTGTGTTGTATTGTAATCTCTTCTTTTAGAGATTACAATACAATACAACAACATCAACGCTTGCAACACAACAATACAACACAGTTAACCCGTACACAAGTCAATTGACATTTATGGCGTTAGCATGATATAATGAAAAATGGAGGTGAGTGTATGGCTTACATTGATTTCCCCGATGGATTGAAGGGACAAAAGGAAAGGAAGAAATTCTGGCTGTCGGAGCCGGGTCTCCAACTTATTGCCGGATGGCGGAGGAACGGGACCCCACTGACGAAGATCTGTGATGAATATATAGGTATTAGTAGGACTGCGTTCTTTGCCCACTGGCTTAAAGAGTCCGAAGATCTGCGCAAGGCCATTGCCACGTCTAAGGATGTGGCAAATCTGACGGTTGAGGAGGCTTTGTACCGGAGGGCCATAGGATATGACTACTGGGAAGAGCAATGGGAACTGGTCGAAGGTGAAGTGATTCTGACTAAAAAATGGAAAAAGCATCTGCCCCCGGATGTGAAAGCGATCCTGCATTGGCTGTGGTCCCGCCTCCCCAATCAATGGCGGGCAGTACAGGAACCGCTTGACAAAACCCAGTATGTTGAGACGATCCAAAATATACTGGTTGCCATGAAGGAGGTTGCCGAAAATAAGGAACCCCAACAGGTAGAAGTCAAAGAGGAGGTATCCGAGTAATGGGAGGTCGCGGTGGTAGTTCCGGCATGAGAGGGGCCAGTAACCTGTCGAGGATCGAATCAAGAATCAGATCGGACCCTGTTGAAACTGCCGCGCTGGTAGGCCCGGATGGTAACGTGCTGTTCGATAAATCAGACAGTATTGCTAACGCGGTATATTTTACCGAGGAAGAAACGAAAATGATGGTTGACGGCACCCTTACTCACAACCATCCGGGCGGTACTACCTTCAGTGAAGAGGATATTGATCTGGCGGTATCAAGAGGCCTCAGGTCCATACGGGCTGTTCATACAAATGGGTTTTACGAATTAAAAAGGCAGTACAACATAGGAGACACAATTCCAAAGAAGTACATCGAATTCTCAAAAGATTATAACAACGCTGTCAATAACTATGTGGGAAACACGGTGGACAAAATCTGGAATCAGACCGGCGATGCAGACCGGTGCAACGGCATGGTGGCAGATTACAGAAGGCAGTGGCTGAGGGACAACTCAGCGAGTTATGGATGGGAATACAAGGAGGGCAGTTAAATGACTAAGAAGGTAGTTTACAAACCGGGAAAAGGCGGGTTCAATCTGGACGAAAGGAAATCCATGAACCCATACGGAGCAAAGACCGACAAGAAGAAGGAGCAGAAGACCAAGAAGGGTAAGAAATAATGAATTATCGAGAGAAGCGGGGGGCAAGAAACTAAGTAGAGGAAAGAGGGTTAACTAATGGGTGGACGTGGAGGAAGTTCGGGGATTAGAGGAAGTGGATACACGGATTCAGAAGTTCAATCTATTAGAGCTTACACAAATACCTTTTATGAAACAATAAATAACTGGCTTCGCTTGGATAGAGACTGGCAGAGCAATAGTAGCTTGGCAAGTCACATTAATAACATTGATAGTGCTATCAGAAAATCATCTATTAATGAAGAAACTACCGTGTATCGTGGAGTAAGTCTGGAATCTCTTGGCGTAAAAGACGTATCCGAATTGGACGGAAAAGTTATAACCGAAAAAGGTTTTATGTCGACTTCAACGTCTGAAAGAACAGCGCGAAGTTTTGTAAACAAATTGCGGTACCAAGAAGATACGCCGGGGGTGGTAGTACGAATGAACATACCAAAAAGTAGAGGATTAGCTATGAATGTCGGGAATATGTCCGCCCAAGGCGGCTATGAAAATGAAATTTTAGTATCAAGAGGGAATGCAGTTGGGTATAGTTATAAAAACGGCGTATTAACTGGAACTATTATCAGGAGTAAACGATGAATTATCGAGAGAAGCGGGGTGCATACCTCAACTGTGAGAAGCGAATTTTCTCCGGAACCGGTCCTTTTGACTTCCCGATGATAGACCCGGTGGAAGTGGATGTCGAGGACACGGAAGTCATCGGATTCAATTACGCCATTGGGTGCAAACACCCGGAAGACAAGATATGCCATTTCTACCTTGATGACTACCAGTTTGAGCGAGTGTGGAACGATCCGGACCGGTATGTACCGATTTTGGCGAGGTTTAAAGCAGTGTTAGCCCCGGACTTTTCCATGTACACTGACTTTCCAAAGGCTGTCCAGATTTTCAACCATTATCGAAAGCAGTGGTGTGCGGCATACTGGCAGGAGCATGGAATAAAGGTTATTCCGACCATCTGTTGGAGTACACCGGATTCCTTTGATTGGTGCTTTGACGGAATCCCTAGGCACTCTCTGGTCTGTATCTCTACCGTTGGCGGGTTTGGGAACCACGAGGACAACAAGGCGGCATGGCTTGAGGGATACGAGAAGTGTCTGGAGGTCCTCGAGCCTTCTGAAATTCTTCTTTTCGGAAAGGACTTTCCGGAAGTCCGCCGTCATGGTACAATGGTAGTAGTGAGCAATAGTAATTTGGTAAGAAAAAAGACACTTAGTGCAAAACCGGTCCGGGAAGGAACTCTCGAGGTACCAGAATTTAAAGAGGATTTATTGGAGGTAGCAAATGCTTAAATTAAACTTACAATTCTTCGGTGGTCGAGGTGGTGGCTCTGGAATGAGTTCCAGTACATCCGGTGCTTCTGACGGTGCTTCAATGGAAGCAAGAAGTGAGGCAAATAACAAAACAATTTCCAATATGTCAGTTTCACGGATTGATAGCGCGGTAAAGGGTTACTTAGATAAGGAACTAACCTTTGATTCAAAGGCTGAAAATAGAGCGTTTATAAATCGAATATCGGGAATCAAAAAGAATGGGGAACCTACTAAAACAGCACTTGACAATGCAAAGGAATACGCAATTAATGTTGTTATAAACGCATCTGGTATGGGTATGGATATGCTGTCATATGCACTTACCGATGCAAATAAAGAGAAAATTGGACGGCAATTGGTTAAATATGCGGCAACCAGAAGAAGTGAGTTTAATTGATGCAGGCTGAATTTCAACTTACACCCAAGCAGGCCGAGTACATTCGGAATGCGAACCACAGGTGGAACATCGCCTGTGGTGCAGTGCGTTCCGGAAAGTCATACTGTCAGGTGTCCTACTGTATTCCTGCAAGGCTCATGGAGAGAAAAGGTCTCCGGGGCCTTCGAGTTATACTTGGAGCCACCCGTGCAAACATCGAGCGAAACGTACTTCAGCCGATGCGGGACATTTATGGTGACGGGATCGCCACTGGCATCAATTCTCAAAACATAGCCAAGATCATGGGAGAGAAGGTCTACTGCATAGGCGCGGACAACGTAAGGCAGGTAGCCAAGATCCGAGGGTCCGAGATCGCGTACGTGGCAATTGACGAGGCTACGGATATCAACTACGAAGTCTTCGAGATGCTGAAATCCCGTCTGTCTTTGCCGTGGTCCTGCTGTGACGCCACCACAAACCCGGCAAGCCCCAACCACTGGTTCAAGGAGTTTCTCGACTCTGTGGATCGTGGGGTAGACATATACTGTCAGAACTATACCATATACGACAACCCCTTCCTTCCGGAAGAATACGTGCATGCTCTGGAGGCCGAATACGAGGGAGTATGGTACGACAGGTACATATTAGGAAAATGGACCCTTGCAGAAGGTCTGGTGTATCCAAATTATGCCAAGGCCATATACGATGATGACTTTGAAGGACCGGCAGACAGCTATTGTGTGTCGCTCGACTACGGTACATCAAACCCATTTGCCGCTCTCCGTTGGGAGAAGAGGAACGGGACATGGTATGCCGTGGACGAACTGTATTATTCAGGAAGGGACACCGGAATTCAGAAGACCGATGGACAGTACCTGCGGATGCTCGAAGGGTTTGTAGAGCCTGTTTTGGAATACACGAAATATTCGAGAAGGGATATATGGGGCAATCTGGAAGATGGGAACGAGCGTATACCGGTCATTGTAGACCCCTCTGCCGCTTCTTTTATCGCATTGCTCAGGCAGTCAGGTGTATTCAGACCCATTTCTGCAAATAACGAGGTTATTAACGGCATCCGGAGAACGTCTACTGCTATTGAAAATGGCCTTATAAAGATCCACAAAAGGTGCAGAAACTGGCAAAGTGAGGCTCAGTCATACGTGTGGGATACTCATTCGGTGGAAGATGCTCCAGTAAAAGACTTCGATCACCTTATGGACGCTACAAGATATCTTGTGAATACTCAAAGAGTGGTAAAACCGTCTTTGAAGGATTACAAATCACCATATGGAGGTAATTAATGTACACATACCAAGACTTTATCAACGAACCGAACAAACTAAATGCCATAAATTCGGCAATCTCTCACCATCTGAATAGTGACATATACAAAACAGCGAAATCTGCTGATGAATATGACCATCAGCGGAACGAAACCATTCTTAATTATGTGAAAACGATCTTTACTCTTACCGGCACCCCGGTGGAAGACTTCACTGCATCCAACAACAAACTTTGTTCCAATTTTTTCCACCGGCTTAACACTCAGAGGTGTACATATCTTCTCGGAAACGGCGTGTCCTTCTCGGATCACAAGGAAACCACTGTCAATGAAGAAGGAATAGAGGTGACTATAGACACCACCAAAGAAACACTCGGAAATAGGTTTGACTCCGACGTGAAAAAGTTGGGGTACAAATCCCTGATTCATGGCGTATCATTTGGGTACTGGAACGTTGATAGGCTCCATATGTTCCCAATAACAGAGTTTGTACCGCTCTGGGATGAAGACACCGGATCATTGAGAGCGGGTATCAGGTTCTGGAGGCTTGATGAGAATAAACCCATGATTGCAGTGTTATACGAAGAGGATGGATACACAAAGTACAAATCCAATGCCAAAGTTGGTATGGACTTTGAAGAAATTCAGCCTAAGAGATCATATAAGATTACAGTATCAATCAGTGAGGAAGATGGCGAAGAGGTTATCGGTGAGGAGAACTATGGTATTCTCCCGATAGTCCCGATTTGGGGGTCTGATCTGCACCAAAGTACACTGGTTGGTATGAAGGAGAAGATTGACTCGTTTGATCTCATCCGGTCCGGATTTGCAAACGATCTCACCGACTGTGCGCAAATTTACTGGATTCTCGAAAACTGCGGCGGTATGTCGGATGAAGAACTTGCAAGGTTCCGTGACCGTCTCAAAATAACGCACATTGCCACGGTGGACACCGATAACTCCAAGGCTACCCCGTATACACAGGAAGTACCGTATTCGGCAAGGGCCGCATATCTTACAGAGATCAGGAACGGTATTTATGAGGACTTCGGTGCGCTTGATGTCCACGCAGTTGCGGCAGGAGCAACAAACGACCACATTGATGCTGCCTATCAGCCAATGGACGAGGAGGCGGATGATTTCGAATATCAAGTAACCGAGTTCATTCAGCAAATTCTTAAGTTGATTGGGATCGAAGATACTCCGGTGTTTAAGAGGAACCGCATTTCCAATCAGAAGGAGCAGACTGACATGGTACTGTCTGCCGCAGAGTATCTTGACGATGAGACCATTCTGCAGAAGCTCCCCTTCGTTACTGTTGACGAGGTAGCGGGAATTTTGGCCCGCAAAGCTCAAGATTCAGAAGACAGGTTTGGTGAAGAAGAGAGTCCTGAAGACGAAGGTTCTGAAGATGAAGAAGCAGGAATCATGGAAGAGGAAGAAGAAACCACTTAGATCGATCCGTCATTTAGGAAAAACAAGAAGAGGTAACTCCCGTGGCCTTCCCTTGCGCTTTCGCGTACAATCCCGGTGTTAGGACCTTCGGACTAAGAGAGCGCAAGGAAGACCCCAAGGAAGGCCACAACGACGTATCCTAGGAGGGTGTATGGCAGACTATGGTGCCGAGTATACCGATAAGAAAATAGAAGAACTCGAAAAACGTATTACTTCCATATATCGAGAGGCATCGCATGATGTTGAAATGAAGATGCGCGATTTCAACAAAAGATACAAAGCCAAGGAGGCTATATACGCTAAAAAGCTTAAGAATGGGGAGATAACCCAAGAGGATTTTAACGCTTGGAAGAGAGGACAGGTTTTTCAGGGTAAACAATGGCAAGCCAAGAAACAGCAAATCGAAAATATCCTGTACAACGCCAATTCAGTGGCTGTGAAAATGGTGAACGGCGAGATCAACGGTGTATTTGCCGCCAATGCCAATTTTATGTCGTATTCGTTAGAGCACGGAGTGGGCGTAAATTTCGGCTTCGGATTGTATGACGAATCTACAGTAGTGAACCTTATCAAGAACGAACCGGATCTCCTGCCAAAGCCTAGAATTAAGAAACCAAAAGACGAAGCGTGGAACTCCAAGAAGATCACTAGACAGGTGACACAGGGAATTATACAGGGCGAGAGTTTGGACCAGATAGCAACGAGACTGGCCAAGACTACCGGGTCTCAAAACAGGGATGCCATGCTCACTCATGCACGGACCGCTATGACTGGTGCTCAGAATTCCGGCAGGCAGTACCAACTCGGTAAGGCACAGGACCTCGGCATTAAACTTAAAAAAGAGTGGATGGCAACGCTTGATTCTCATACCCGAGACACTCATGAGGAACTTGACGGGCAGAGGGTACCGATCAATGAGCCATTTGAGGCAGAAGGATATTCGATTATGTATCCGGGAGATCCGCATGCGGTTCCGGCCATGGTATATAACTGCAGATGTACCATGGTAGCGGATGTTGAGGACTATCCTGCTGAGTACAACAGGTACGATAATATAGAAGGCAAACCTATATCCAACATGACTTACCGGGAGTGGGAAAAAGCCAGGAGCACCGGAAGAAATTAAGAAGGAGTTTGAGGAGTATATGCAGTATTCTAAAGAATGCGAGAAAAAGGGAGTGTTCATGTAATGGTGGGGAAGGTAGGGTATATTAATGAATATTAACATTACTGAGAGCCATGTCGATGAAGTTATATCTGCATTGAACGCGGCCAAGCCAAAAATCCTTGAGACTATAGGACTCAAGGCGGAAAAATACGCAAAGGCTTTGTGTCCAGTTGGTACCGTTGAAAGTACCGGAAAGAAGGGTTACCGAGGTGGGACCCTGAGAAACTCAATAACTCATCAAATAGATGACGATACTCTGTCAGTAGGGTCCAACGTTGAATACGCCCCGTATGTAGAACTTGGCACAGGTCCTAATTTTACTCCTCCCCCTGAGTGGGAGTCATTTGACACTCCAAAAGGTAGTGGTGTTGGACATGGGTATGTAAAGCCTAGGCCATACCTGCGTCCTGCCATCGAAGAACACATTGGCGAATATACAGGAATAATAGAGAAGGAGTTAAATAGCCTGTAGTTGCATAATACAACAAATGCAACGTTGTATGCAATCGGCGGTCAAAAGAGCCAGTGTTGTTGTTGTATTGCATCCCACCTTTTAGGTGGATGCAATACAATACAACACGCTCAGACCTGCAACAAGACCGGTAATAACATGATTTCCACTTGACCGGGTTAGTTATACATGTTATAATTAAAATAGGGGTAAAAGAATCTACCCCACAAACTATACTCATGGCAGAAGAAATTGCCCCGAAGAAAAGGAGAGTAAAATGGCACTTACAAGAGCAATGCTGAAAGGAATGGGTCTTACCGAAGAACAGGTATCAGCCATTATCGAGGAGCACACCAACGTAACCTCTGCACTTAAAGAGCAGATTAAGGAATACAAGGCTGATGCTGAGAAACTTCCGGAAGTCCAGAAGGAATTGGACGACATGAAGAAAGACACATCCGCCAGTGACTGGGAGAAGAAGTACAACGACGAGCATCAAGCTTTCGAGGACTATAAGACCGACATTTCCAATAAGGAAATGTCCGAGAAGATAAAGTCTGCGTACAGGAAGCTCTTGTCCGAGTGCAAAGTTGGTGACAAGCACATCGATTCAATTCTTAAAGTTACGGATTTCTCCAACATGAAACTTGGGAAAGACGGAACTCTTGATGGGGCCGATAAGCTTAAAGAAACTATCAGTACTGACTGGAGCGGCTTTATTTCCACAAAAGAGACCAAGGGCGCGGATGTTGACCATCCTCCCGGAGGTAGTGGGAATCAGGATTCCGGAAAGTCTGGAAGAGCGGCTGAGCTTGCCGCTAAGTATCACGACAACTTATACGGAAAGGTGAAGGAGGGATAAATATGTCCTTTATTGGAGCAGTTGAACAGGGCAAGACGTACGCCCCCGGTTGGTTCCTCGCTCACGAGGAATGCGAAAGAAAGACCAGACAGATTGCACAGGAAGGTGCAACGACTGCCGCAAACGGTGGCAAATACGTAAAGATGGGTACTTTTTACCCGGCTAATGCATCGGGTACCGTTGAAGGTATCGTTTACGAAGATGTTGATGTTACAACCGGTAATATGCCGGGTTCTGTTGTGTTAAAGGGGACTGTCTATCTGGATAGACTTCCGGTAGCTCCGGCCACTGGTGTACAGGCGGCACTCGAAGCAAAAGGGTTTAAGTTTATTGCAACTTCCCCGGCAGTAACCCGTCCTAATTGGACCAATTCTTAAGGAGGTAGCAGAACAATGCCTAAATTTGAAAACAACATCCTTGGATTCATTCCGCAAGAAGAATGGCTTGACATGGGCTTTCAGGTCAACAGACCGAATGATCCAATTGATGGCCTCTTTGGAGATGATAAGACCGATAACCTTGTAGCCGCATGGCAGTCTATTGCTGATGAATACCAGATTCCAGTAATGGCTCAGTTCCATGGTTTTGATACCGAAGCGCAGACCACATTCCGCGTCCCGGTTGATAACCACAACATCGAGAAGGGCCTGATCAAAGTTAAGATCAATCAGTCCGAGCGTATGAGAGCACTCACTCGTGCCGGTGTCCGGAACGACGAGATGTACGATTACGTAATCAACGACGGTGTGAGACTGGCCGATCAGGTAGTTACTCGTACAAAGGTGGCCAAAAATGAACTTATGGCAACCGGACAGGTAACAATCAAGGAGAACAACCTCAACCTTACTGTCGATTACGGCGTTCCTGCCGCGCATAAAGCGTTCACAATTAACGTCCACAAGACTGCAGATGTTGATGCACAGATTCAGGCGGTTATCGATTACGCAACGGATCATGGCATCACCATTAATGGTATGATGACTTCCAAGAAGAACATCACCAAGATGCGCAAGAATACCGCCCTGCAGACCGCTATTGGCGGCAACACATCCGCAGGTGCTCTCATCTCCCGGTCCGCTCTTGAAGCCCACCTCGATGAAGAGTTCGGTATTACCCGGATCGTGGAAAGCGATCTGACCTACGGCGCATCCGCGACCATCGGTTCCGACGGTAGACCCGTGATTACTCAGAAGAGATACTTCCCGGTAGATAAGATCACGTTCTTCGCCACAAATCCGGGTGGCAAAATGGGTATCGGCCTGTGGGGCAATCCTCCCGAAGTTGATGCAGGTCAGTTTATGCCGGTCAGCACTTCCGGGCAGTCTCCGTACGTATACATTTCTCAGTGGATGGAGAAGGATCCTGCGGTTCTGTGGACCAAGGCATCCGGTCTTTTCATGCCGGTTCTTTACAACCCGAACAGCATTTTCCCGGCTACTGTTACCGAGGTTGAGGGGGCGTAATGTTTCGAGTAGTTGTTGCGTTTGCTGACATGCAGGATGGTGGATACATCTATAATGCGGGGGATGGATTCCCGAGAGCGGGCATTAACGTTAACAAAAAGCGGTTGGAGGAGTTATCCTCCGACCGCAATAGACGTGGTGTTGCTCTGATTGTCGACGAGAACCCCAAGGAAGGCCTCTCCGAGGCCGAGGAAGACACTGTAGGGACGAAGGCGGGTGTCGGCCCGTCTAAGACGCCAGAGGCCAAGAAAAAGGCACGGAAGGGCTAGGAAGAGATATGTTAGAACAGATTCTGGATTACATACATAACTACTTCGAAAGAGACATAGTGGACGGGTCGTTTACCATCTCCGACGGTAGTGTGGTGCTTGACTTCTTACAGGACGGGCAGTATTTCAGAATCTATGGGTCTGTGTTTAACGACGGTGTTCACAGATACCCGGCAAACGATCTTACCGACGAGACGTTTACTGGGCAAATATGGGCTATGGCCGTTCCTCCTGCGGTCATCGCCCTTGTTGATGAGATAACCGCATGGATTGACAAGTATGGCGATGCAATGAATAGTCCTTATCAATCTGAAAGTTTTGGTGGTTACTCATATAGTAAAGGGTCAGGTCAAAATTCATCTAATAATAGTAGCAATCCAGCCGATTGGAGAATAGTGTTTGGAAGTCGTCTTAATCATTGGAGGAAAATTGCATGAGTTTATTAGATGAAGCAATGGAGAAATGCATTTATTTAGATAAGACTACTGCCCCAGACGGTTATGGTGGAACAACTATATCTTGGCAAGAAGGAGCTGAATTTTATGCCGCAATAGTCTTCGATACTTCTATGGGAGCAAGAGTTGCTGATAAACAAGGCGTGACTAGTCTTTATACTATTACTACTCGCAAAAATTTAACTCTTGAATATCATGATGTATTCAGACGATTGAGAGATGGTAAAATATTTAGAGTTACGTCTGATGGTGATGATAAACATACCCCAGCAAGTGCAAATTTAGATATGAGGCAAGTAACCGCCGAGGAATGGAGTCTTCCAAATGGATAAAGCACAAGCTATTCATTCTTTTTGGAGTGGATTTGGACTAGTTGCATATGATGAAAATACAGTTCCTGATGACGCTGTTGCTCCTTATATTACATATTCAGTTAGTACCGATAGCTTGGAAGGACCTGTTACTTTATACGGTTCTCTCTGGTATAGGTCGCTTTCTTGGGCTGAGGCGTCACAAAAATCGGAACAAATATCGGAGTATATAACGAATATGCAACCGATAAAAATAGACGGTGGGTACTTGTGGATAATGAAGGGTACACCGTTTGCCCAGAGAATGTCGGACCCGGGTGACGATATGGTCCGTAGAATTTACATCAACATAATAGCAGAATTTTTAACTGCTTATTGAAAGGAGCAATATGGGAAAATTTACAAAAATTCCGCTTGATACTTTCGAGGGTTTACAACTTGATGCAGGAGTAATTCTGCGGACGTTTGATGTTGCCAAGCCTGCCGCAAGTATCGAAAGCGATATTATTTGTGCCACAACTGGCGGCATTGAAATCAAAGCTGTTCCAAATTATAGCGATATGGGCGAAGATGTAGATAACTGCCCGAACAATATGAAAGAACTGAAGAAACTCGATTACTGGGATTGCTCTATGACATTCACAGGAATTGGCGTTTCGCCAGAGTTTATCAAACTGTCACTTGGCGCGGCAGACATCGAAACAGGTAATACTGGAAAAGTAACGCCGAGAGCAGATTTAAAACAAACCGACTTTCAAGATATCTGGTGGGTTGGTGACAGAGCAGATGGCGGCATGGTCGCCGTTAAACTGCTTAACGCACTGTCCACAGAGGGTTTTGGACTCAAAACTGAAAAGAACAGCAAAGGTCAGATTGAAACAACGCTGACCGGTCATGTTTCAATCAGTGCACAGGATGTAGTTCCGATTGAAATTTACAGCGTAGCGCCATCCATCTGAAGGATAAGGAAAATAAATGAAAAACTTAGCCAACTGCACACCGACAGAATTTCTCAAACAGACATACAAAATCAAAAAAGATCTGGAAAAATGGATCACTGACATAGATCTGAAAAACATTCGCGCAAGAAAGCCGGAAATTATCGAAATTCCGCAAGAAGCAACAGCAGAAGAAAAGCAAAAAATAATTTCCGAGAATGGTAAGCGGGTCAAAGAGCAGGGAATGAAAAATCTTTCTGACATTTTTGATGCGGCGATGGGAGAACATCCGGACGAAACATTAAGGATTCTTGCGCTTATGTGTTTTGTAGAGCCGGATGATGTGGACAATCACAGTATATCTGAATATATGCAGTGTATCGCGGATTTGATATCGGATGATGCGGTAGTTAATTTTTTTGTTTCATTCTATCGGTGGGGGCAGACCAATATTTTGAATGTGTAAAGAGTGTACGTCTCGATTTACTTGAGATATTTGGACGCGAATACGTGGTGGAGCACTGCATATCCGCTTTTAAGATTTTACAGGAAGAAAAGGTATTTAAAATATACGTTACCGATTCGCTTAAAGCAATGGGTGAAGGTAAACGGCTGGCCGATAGATACGCAGACATCATCATCCCCAAGAAGGAAGACACAAGAGATCCAGAGGAAATAAAAGCCAGTATAATGGATAAACTACATAGGATATAACATGGATTTATTAAGCCTTGTGGCAAAACTGTCACTAGATTCAAGTGAATATGAAAAAGGCTTGGGCGACGCAGAGACTAAAGGTTCAACCTTTGGTAGTGGACTCAAAAAAGCGGCGGCAGTTGGGGCGGCGGCTGTTACGGCTGTTGGTTCAGCGGCTATTGCCGCAGGAACATCACTTGTAAAAGGTACAGGTGATGTTGCGGCATATGGTGACAATATTGATAAAATGTCACAGAAAATGGGCATTTCTGCCCAGGCATACCAAGAGTGGGATGCAATCATGCAACATTCCGGCACAAGCATTGATGCATTGAAGCCTTCCATGAAAACGCTTGCAATGCAGGCGGAAAGGGGCAGTGATGCATTCCAGAAGCTTGGTATTTCTGAAGAAGAAGTGGCAAATCTTTCACAGGAAGATTTGTTTGCAAAAGTCATCACAGGCCTGCAAGGGATGGAGGAAGGCACAGAAAGAACATACATTACAAGTCAGTTGCTTGGAAGAGGTGCAACAGAGCTTGGTGCGCTTCTGAATACATCAGCAGAAGAAACGCAGAAAATGCGTGACAGAGTGCATGAATTGGGCGGTGTAATGTCTGATGATGCTGTGAAGGCATCTGCGCAATTCCAAGACACATTGCAGGACATGAGCACAGGATTTGACAGCTTGAAAAGAAACATGCTGTCTGAATTTCTGCCTGCAATCACAGATGTGATGGATGGGTTGACAAATTTATTCACAGGCGATTACGATGAAGGAATTGAACGGATTTCTAAAGGTATTGGACAGGTCATCGATAAGCTTTCAGAGATGTTGCCAAAGATTGTGGAAGTGGGAAAAAATATCCTGCTTACACTTGGTGATGCAATCATTCAAAATCTGCCTGCCATCGTGCCTGCACTTGCTGATTTGGTGATGGGCATCAGTCAATCAATCATTGACAATCTGCCGATGCTTGTTAGTACAGGATTGCAGATTATTTTACAGCTTGCAAATAGTATTTCACAGGCATTGCCCACATTGATTCCAACAATTGTTGATGTGGTATTGCAGATTGTGAATACTCTTGTTGACAATGTGGATTTGATGGTTGATGCAGCAATTGCTTTGATTACAGGTCTTACAGTGGGTATTATCGATTCACTACCTATACTGATTGAAAAAGCACCAGAAATCATTATAGCGATTGTCGATGCACTTGTCGAAAATTTCCCGAAGATTGTAGAAGCGGCATTTAATCTAATCGTAGTATTCGCTACTGCGTTAATCGACAATCTTCCGGAGATTGTAAATGCAATTCTTAAAATCAGAGAAAAAATCAACGCAAAATTCCAAGAGATAGCCAGTCAAGCATTATCGTGGGGTGCTGATTTAATAAGCAATTTTGTTAGCGGTATTAAAAAAGGATTTGGCAAAATTAAATCCGCCATGTCTGGTTTGGCAGATGTGGTTAGAAGCCACATCCATTTCTCGGAACCGGATGTCGGTCCGCTGTCTGACTTTCATACCTACGCGCCAGACATGATGAAACAGTTCGCCAAGGGAATTGACGAAAATCTTCCGCTCGTTGAAGACAGCATGAATCGCATGGGAAATATGATCCGTGGCAATATACAGTTCAGCACAGAAGGCGTGAATCGTGGCGCAACGTACAACGGCGGTATTACTATCAACGTATACGGTGCAGAGGGACAGAACGTTAGAGAACTGGCTCGTGAAATCGAGAAGATTTTCACATTGCAGGATAATCAGAGAAGGGCAGCTTACGCATGAGCAAAACAGGAAACAACATAATTTTCCGAAGCGTGGATTGGAGCAATCCAGATGATATTGTTGCTAATGCCAATGTTGATAGCGGTAGCGATTTAGTCGAACTAGATCCTGTTAAGGGCGGCATAATAACAAGAGGACATTCCAAAATTTATGTTTTCAGAAATGATCTACACACTTTTCCTGCTGAGTCATTCCAAACCATGCAGATCCATGGCAAAAACGGAGCCGTTCTTTTAAGCGATGGATATTTCAACAATGTTCGGATGATTTATGACGTTGTTATTACTGAAGATTTTGCTACTGTTTACAGAGAGATGATGAACGCACTGGCGAAGGTGAAGGGATATGGTCTTTTGTATGACACCATAAACAAAGGGGAGTGGTACAAAGCGTGCTTTCATGAATCAACAACGCCAAAAGTTTCCCGAGACGGTAAAACGGCAAAATTTCAACTCGTCTTTGACAGAACGCCAGAGCGTTATACCGGAAGAGGATACATAACTTTAAGAGTTATAAACAACACTGCAAACGGAACGATAGGAACAGGTTCTACGCTTCCCCAGTATCCAATGTTTGTGATAAACAGCAATGGAAATACAACGCTTACAATCGGTAACAAATCTATTACAGTAACTGGTGTTATTGGCCCATTTGTTGTTGATTGTGAAACTCAGGAGGTTTATTACAAAGGGAATAATTACAACAACAAAACGGTGTTGAACTCTTTGGAATTTCCTAGGTTAGACAGTAATGGCAGAGATGTCACTGTGACGGGCGTTAATTCAGTTCTTTGCATTGCAAAAAGCTATAGACTATGAATCCTATACTTTACCCCAAAGGAACAACACAATTTAATACAAACGGCATCGGCAGGATTCACTGTACAAGAGCCGTTTGTATTGAAGAACGGAATGGTATCTATGAAGTCGAGTTTGATGTGCCGATTACTGACACGCACTATTCTGAGATTCAAGAGGGAATGATAGTAGCGTGTTGGCATGATGATACTCACACACTTCAGCCGTTTGATATTTACAAACGTTCTGCTCCTATTGGTGGCATAGTTACGTTTTATGCTCATCATATTAGCTATAGACTTGCCCACACGATTCTGGAGCCAATGACAGCTTCGTCTATTACACAGGCGTTTGCTACGTTTGGGTATCACTCTGTAACAGACAACGAATTTACGTTCTGGACAGACAAAGAAACGGAAGGGAACTTTGAAACAACAGTTCCAGTACCGCTGAAAGAAATTCTTGGTGGTGTGGAAGGTTCGATTCTTGATGTATATGGCGGCGGTGAATATGAGTGGGACAACTTCACAGTACGCCTGTGGCAGAACAGAGGACAGGACAATGGCGTTCGTATTGCATACGGAAAGAACCTTACCAATCTTGTACATGATTATGACATAAGCACAGTTTACAATGCGGTAGTTCCGTTCTGGCAATCCACGCAGAAAGATTCCCAAATCATTGTTACACTTCCAGAACATTATGTTGCACTTGAAGGCGTAACAGAAATTATTGCTGTGCCGCTTGATTTGTCTGGCGAATGGCAGGAACAACCTACAATTGAACAACTTAGGAACAGGGCGAAAAGGTATCTAAACAACAACGATACTGCAAGTCCGAGTGAAAATATAACTGTCGAGTTCGTACCGTTCTGGCAGACAGCTGGATATGAGAATTTTGCGGCATTGCAAAGGGTAAGGCTGTGCGATACTGTTACAGTTTCATATCCAGATTTGGGACTTACTCAAATCAAGAAAAAGGTTATTCGCACCGAGTACAACATCCTTGCAGAACGCTATGACCGAATGGAGTTGGGAACAGCGAGAACAAATTTCGCTGATGTCATGAAAGCACAGATTACTGATGCAATCTTGAACCAAGTTCCCACTACCACATTTCTGCGCGAAGCGTTAAAAACGGCCACCGACCTTATCAAAGGCGGTATGGGCGGTCATGTTGTAATCAATACGGACGCAGACGGACATCCAAATGAGATTCTTATCATGGATACCGATGATATAAACACTGCGGTGAATGTCATTCGTATGAACATGAACGGAATTGGGTTTTCTAATAGTGGTTATGATCCAGAAGCATTTGTGACTGCATGGACGATAGACGGCGGTTTCAATGCCAATTTCATCAATTCTGGTTCGGTCACCGCGGACATTCTGAAAGGCGGTATTATAACCGACCTCAAGGGTAAAAACTACTGGAATCTGACCACTGGTGATATTTCAATTTCTCTTGACCCCGGAGAAATCGGAGCGGTCACAACAGCAGACCTTGCAAGAGTTGAAAACAATGCTAAAACATACGCCAATCAAGCTAAACTCGATGCGATTTCCGAAATAGAATCTCAGCTTGATGATTATGCTACAGAAACATCCGTCACAGGAAAAATCGAAGCAAATAATCAGCAGTTAATTTCGCAGTTTTCTAACACTTATGTTGAAAAAGGAACTGCCGTTGCTAGTTATGTTAACTGGTATTATTCCTCTGCATCACCGACTGCACTTATAGGTGGAGAATGGACAACGACACCGCCCGCATGGGAAGAATCAAAGTACATTTGGGAGCGTGTACAGACAACTTATGCAGACGGAACAAGCAGTTACAGTGACCCTGTTTGCACAGCAGGAAAGACAGGACAAAAGGGTGATACTGGAGACAGTGCAATTGTTGGTTATGTTTTGCCGGATTCTGGAACGAGCGTCAGCAAGGATTCTCCAAAAGATGTTACGCTTACCGCTATGGTGACAGATGGAACTGGAGAAGATTTAGACCCTAATGGAACTGTTTATAAGTATCAGTGGTTTATAAAACCAGATGAAGAATCAGACCAAACGTTTTTTAAAGGAAAAACCAAAACGATTACTGTTGATGCAGATCTTTGTGATAACAGGGCGTTGATTTGGTTTGAGTGGGCAGATGCCTTTTATCTGTTTGCTGAAGATGGAACAGCGCTTATTTCTGAAGATAGTAACTATTTGTTGGAGATGGAAGATTAATGAAGTCACAGCCTATTACAATTTCAAGATATAGTAATGGTACACTTGTAAAACTGAATGTCACAGATTCCGCTTTTGTCTCCTATGACTACAATCCAGAAACGGATGCCGCAACTTATATTCCAAATACCATAACTATCACGCCTACCTTTTCTGGTGGCGTGAAGTTTGGCAAGTGGAGATATTCGACAAATGGAGCAAATTTCTATGATGTAGTAAGCGGTCAACATGGTTTCACAACGAGCGGAAACACGCTTATTTTGAGCGCAACGAGCGACCTTTATAAATCGTCCAACAGTGCAGTAATCGTGGCGTGTTACGGTGATAATCCATTGTATTATGACACTGTAACCATCATGCGCTATGTAGACCCTACATTCGTTTACAAAAAGACATCCTCAGCAATCAAACAGACAAACGATAAAATCTCACTGATTGCCACAGAAGAACAACTTGCGAAGTACGGAAACAAGTTTACTGTTCTGGACGATTTGCAAGCACAGATAGATGTGATCCCAAGCAAAATTTCGCTTGCTGTGAAAGAGGAACATGGAATCATTACAGGCGAAATGAACACTGCACTTGCTGAGTATGCCACACTGGAAACGATGGAATCCAGACTGACAATGACAGCGCAGGATATCACATCGTCTGTTGCCAGAACATACCAGACTAAAGCAGATGCGATAGAGGAGAAGACCGAAATCAAACAAACTACAGATTCGATTTCTTCAACAGTCAGTAAAAAAGTGGGAAAAGATGAAATAATTTCAAGTATCAATCAGTCTGCAGAATCAATAAAGATTAATGCAAACAAGGTAAATATTACTGGTTTTGTCACGTTCAACAACCTCAAGAACAGCGGCGAGACCACTATCAATGGTTCGAATATCACGACGGGAAAGATTCATGATGCCAATAACAACATGGTTTTGGATCTGTCCACAGGAGCAATCACGGCCAAGAAATTAACAGTTATATCCACTTATTTTACCTTGATGGACAACGGATATTGTTATTGGGGCGGCCCTACTGGAAGTAAGATAGGCATTGAAAATGGAATCATAAGAGCGTACTGGAGCAATATACCAACTGGTGCTTATATAGACTGTACATCATCGTATAGAATCCGGGCGAGTAGGTTTTTCGTTTCAGAAGGAGCGTCATCAGACCTCGAATTCCACAGAGTTGCAACAACAACAGAAACAGTTGTAACAAATGTTTCTAATGGATATGATACAAAAGAAAATGTTATCGGCAGTGTTAGTCTTAATGCAGGATCATGCACTGCACAAACAACTACAATTTACTGTAAAAATCAGTATGGTAATAATGCTTGGATAACTGTTGTTACCGGAATAAATTACCGTGCGCCATATTTGCAGTCAAGCAGTAAGAGCGTTGTTACTGCAAGCGGTAAAGCATCCGGCTCAACGAAAACAATCCGAGTATTCCAGGGCGAACCTATTAAAAGACATCTGGTTGTGGACGGCGGCATTGTAACTACGTTTACATAAGGAGATGGTTATGAAAAAGTGGATTTATCCAATGGGAAAATTTGAAAAACATTCTGTGTCATGGCATTGTACACTCGTATCATTTGATCATCCGGACACTATACAGTGTGCAAATTGTGGGAAAGAAGTAGTTTTTACAAATTCTTACATGAGCCATGCGATTCAGCCAGATGAGCAGAATTATGGTGACAGTCCTTCGTTCGCAATTTGTCCGGATTGCGCGAAGGAGGAAATGGAAGGAGAAAAGAAATGGATGTATCACTCAATGTAGCAGTTCAGCTTGCCCGAAATGAAATCAAAAATACCATCTCAAAAATTAAAAACACATACAAACTGCCATCGTATATCGTGGACGGTATTCTGTCTGAATCTGTTGCTGAAATACGAAGTCGAGAACAGGCAGAAATAAGCAGTGACATCATGCAGATGTACATGGAAAAGGAAGGAGAAGTAGAAGATGGCGAATGCAGGAGCAAAACTGAGTTCGTTCCCAGAAGTGAATGATATTCAAACAGGGGATATGTTTCCTTTGCTTAGTGGCGGCAACACGAACGCAAAGATAGACTATGCCACGCTTGCGGACGCAATCATCGCAAAACTGAAAAGCGAGACAGGCGACAGTGTTCTAAGCATCAACGGTAAAACGGGCGCGGTGACTCTCAGTAAGGCGGATGTCGGCCTCGGCAATGTTGATAATACTTCTGATGCTGATAAACCAATTTCAACAGCCGTTCAGGAGGCTCTTGATGGCAAAGCCAATAATGCGGTCAGTGAAATTATAAACGACCATATTAACAATAAAAACAATCCGCACGTGGTTACAAAGGCTCAGGTCGGTCTCGGCAGCGTAGCAAACCTTGACCAGTCCAAAGCGATCAAGAGCATTACAAGATCAGGCACCACATTTACAGCAACGGCACTGGATGGCACGACAACCACATTTACTCAGCAGGATAGTACCACCACGTACGGCATCGCTACTTCAAGCACAGATGGTCTCATGAGCGCTGTGGATAAAACAAAATTGGACGGAGTGGTAGATCAGGCAAGTCAGCTTGCCAAAAATACCGCGCAGATTGAGTCAGCCGGAACCGCAACAAACGCACACTCCGTCGACGAGTACGTGATGATCAGCAACGCGCTGTACAAGGTCACAGCATCAGTTGCGAAGGGCGATACGTGGACAATCGGAACGAATGTGACAGCGGCGAATATCGGAAGTGAGATCGGTTCGCTAAAGTCTGATTTAGCGAACAAGTTGTATCCGGTTGGATCAATCTACATGTCTGTCAATGCAACAAACCCAGCCGAACTATTTGGTGGAACGTGGGAGCAGATCAAGGGCAGATTCCTTATCGGCGCCGGTGCAAACGACGCAAACACAACGGATTATTGGGGGCATGAAGATGCAAATCATTATAATATACCTGCCGGTGAACTTGGCGGAAGCGCTTCTCACTCACACATATTAGGTGGTAATGCGGCGGCTTGTATTGGTAACTACTATAATGTTACAGCCTTTAGTTCAAATTACCGTTACCACTGGAAAGATTATCCAAGTAGCTTGTATGGATGGACACATAATGCTGATAGCCAGATTAACTCTTCCACTGATCATTATAATGATGGTTCTTTTGTAGAATTAACAGGCTCAACAGATATGACTAATAGTATGCCTCCGTATCTGGCAGTGTACATGTGGAAACGTACTGCCTAGGCCAGCACATACGCGATAAATCAGACTTTCATGAACAATAGGCAGTCTCATTCACGAGGTTGTCTTGTTTTATGCAATGTCAGAAAATGATATAATATTACCATCAATTTAATTAATATTCAGACTACAAAGAAAAATATATGGAAGGAGAATACTAAATGAAGAAACTGGTATTCAGAAGCGGAAATGAAGTTGAATTTACTGACGCCTCAACCATCAGCGCGATGGTGGCGGTAGTGGCAAAATTCGCAGACCTTGACGCAATCAAAGCAGAGTTTGAAACAGCCGATAACCTGATTGGCGGAACGTTCGACGGGAACAGTATTGCACAGGTTGTGTATACCGGAGTTTCGGCATCCGCAGGTCCAAGCGGCAACATTACTGCCACATTCAAGACGCGAGCATTTACACATGATGAAATTGTCGATTCTCGTCTTTCCGACCTCGAAGACGCAATCGCAGCAATCTAAGGAGGACAGAAATGAGCAAAGCAATGGCACGCATTATTGCGCGGTGCATCCATCGTGGGACAAAA